CCCTTTGTTTCTTCTTTTATTTGCTCAAATATTGTTTTTCTAGACATTAAGGTGATCCTCTGTGAGTATCATGAAATTCATTCTTCTATCATCACAATACTCTTCTGCTGCTTCCCATTTTGCTCTATTTTTTGCATAAGTCATGACTGACCTTTTCCATGCAGCAGTTTTTCTTTTGGGATTCTTCTCTGGAGCAGCAACTTGCTTCTTTGGTTTGATTTCAACGATGTATTTTTTGTATGATCCCTGTTTATCAACAACTTTGACGTAAAAGTCAGGATAATACCTATGAACTCTTCCGTCAGTTGGGCAACGATATGGTATAATGACTTCTTCACTACCCCACTCCACAATTGATGGGGTATGGTCACAAAAGATCATAAACTTTTTCTCCCACATGGATCTATAAATGATTCTTGTGGGGTTGCCCTTGTACTTCTTGGGATTCATGGGTTTATAGATTCCCGAATAAGCCATAAATACAATTGCTCACTGTAATTTATTTAGAAGTGCCTTACAACTCGATGAATGACTACATCAATATGATCAGTAGCCAGGGTGGTATGGCGCTCTCTACTGGTTACATTGTTAGTTTCACATTTAATACTCCAAATGGCGTAAAGACTGTAATCGATTATCTTGCGCCAAGTGCTAGTAAATTATATGAAACTTTTTGTGATGAAGTAAGTCTCCCACCATCACAAGCAGCAACTGGTCAAGTTACTGGTATTAATTTAGGTGAAGGGATGCGATCCTACGCACACACTAAAATGTACACTGATTTTAGTTTGGGGTGGATGTGTGATGCTAACATGGAACCATATAAGTTCGTTCAATCATGGTGGCAGTACATTTTTCAAGAATATGATGATTCGGGGGAGATCGATACAGCAGCTGGATCTCAAATTGGTGCTAGTGAGGGAGCAATGATGGGAGTAGCACCTCAAGTATCAAATAGAGTAACTAGACTCAGATATCCTGACGATTATTACTGCACGATTAGGATTGCTAAAGCAGAGAAAGGACCTGATGGAGATGCATCTAGAGTATCTGCAGTGCATATTCTTCAGGATGCATATCCATATCAAATAGACGCTGTTCCCCTTTCGTTTGGACAGTCACAACTTACAAAATGCACTGCTAATTTTTACTATTCTAAGCACAGAGTAGTGTATAATGATAATAGGGGTTCTGGATTACTAGCACTGAATTTCTTAAATGGATTTGGATCCCAAACTATAACATAAATACTTAAAATCGGTTTTTATTATGGCATTACCAAAGGTTACTGCGCCAACCTATGAGTTGGAATTGCCTTCTACTGGCAAAAAAGTTAAATATCGTCCATTTCTTGTAAAAGAAGAAAAACTTCTCCTTATCGCTACAGACTCTGGAGATGAGAGTCAAATCACTCAAGCAGTTATGGATGTTATGAGTGCTTGTATTATCACTCGTGGTGTAAAACCAGAGAACCTAGCAAGTTTTGATCTCGAATATCTTTTCCTGAAAATTCGTGCCGCTTCAGTTGGTGAGGAGATTGTTCTCAATGTTCGTTGTTTGGATGATAACGAGACTGAGGTCAGTCATACTATTAACATTAATACCATTCAAGTGTTCAAACCAGAAGGACACAGCGATAAGATTATGCTTAGTGATAAAGTTGGTGTAATCATGAAGTATCCTAGTGTCTCTCAGTTTATTAGAACTGGATTTGTTACTGACCCAAATGCAGATCCTTTGGATATTGTTGTTGAATCTCTTGATCAAATCTTTGAAGGTGAAGAGATTACAGAAGCATCTGATTGCACAAAGAAAGAACTTCTGTCCTTTATTGAGAGCATGACTCAAGAACAGTTCCAAAAACTTACTACGTTCTTTGAGACGATGCCCAGACTTCAGCATACATTTGAAGTTAAGAATCCTAATACAGGGAAGACATCTAATTATACTATCGAGGGTCTACAGAGTTTTTTCGCATAGCACTCTTCCATACATCTTTGGAAGAGTATTACCAGACTAATTTCGCCCTGATGCAGCATCATAAATACTCTTTGACCGAGCTAGATAATATGATACCTTGGGAAAGAATTGTCTATTTGGCGTTACTTACCCAATTCATTGAAGAGCAAAAACAACAACAATCTAACTTCTAATGCCTTCAGGAACTCAGGGTTATGAAATTACCTCTGGTAGCATAACCGAATCACTAATTGATAGATTTAGAAAACGAAAGAACAAAGACAAAGACGAAAAAAAGTCTGGTTCTGGGAAGGGTGGATCCTTAGCGCCAACTGGTGGTGGAGGAGGGGGAGTAGTTCCTGCTAGCGTATCTGTTGTTACTCCAAATCAAAAGTTACTAGTTTCTGGACAAGCAAATCTATTAAGTGCTGGAAGTAGTGCGATTGTTCCTACAGATGGTGGAGCAATCACAAAGTATGATGATAAGTTAGTTGAAGTAAACGTAAAGGTATTAGAAGAACAAAGAAAGCAAACTAAGTTAATTGCCGCTCAAACTCAATTATTAGCATTAGCACCAGGAAAAAAAGGTGGCGCTCTTGCTAAGTTTAGTAAACAAGAATCTGAGTTAGAAGAAATTGAAGATCTCTCGGGAACTCAAGGTTATGCTAGAGCGAAAAAACCTAAGTGGATGGACTTTTTGTCTGGTCTACTTGATGGTATACTATCTGCTATTAAAGAATTAACACCAATTATTTTGCAAGCAGCGGCAATAATTGCTGGTGCAATGGCGGCAAGAAAACTTGCAGGAGCACTTGCTGATGCTCTTAGAGTCGTACCTGTGCGAGTCAGGGAGATGCCTAGGGCAGCACTGCCGCCTGCTGCTGCTGTTAGAGGAGCACTACCACCTGCTGCTGCTGTTAGAGGAGCATTATCGCCCGCTAGAGCAAGACCTGCATTGCCCCCAGCAGTATCTCCTACGGCGAAGTTATTACCAGAAAGAACAACTGGTAGTGCATTAGCAGTGCGAACAACACCAAGAGGTTCAACTGCTGGAGCACTACCTCCTGGTCAAGGTCAAGCATTTAAACCTGAAGTAAAACCGCAGACTAGAGTTTTAGAAACTGTAGATGTTGATAGGGGAAACTTTAAAGGAACTGATAGAAGATTTGAAGCATTAAGAAATAAAGCACAGAGAGCAACTGGTCTAGAAAGAGATGCTGCTATAAACAACCTTAAGAAAGCGGGTGCTGATGTAAATGTAAGACCAGCAACTCCTGCTATTCCAAAACCAAAAGCACCTGATATTCCAACAAGAGGATTATCAAACGCTGCTGGAACAGCGAGTGATGTTGCTGGTGCTCTCCCTGGTGGAGGAGCGAAGTATTTGCTTCCTGGTGCAACTGCTATTACGGCAGGTTTATCTCTTATGGCAGGCGATTATGCTGGTGCTATTGTTGATGCTGCCGATGCTACTGGTGACGCTATAATGGTTTCTGGTGCTACTGGTGCTACTGCTGCAGTTGGAACTGCTTTATCATCTGCTGCAGCAGTTATTGGCGCTGGTATTACATCATCTTATGTTGGAGAAATGACCCGTGGAGTCGGTGATTGGATTCGTGGTGATGGAAATAACATGGCGTTGAATATGGCGAGTGGTATTGTTGAGGGATTATCTGGAGCACTTGAGACTATTGGTGCTCCATTCCGTGCAATTTGGGAGTTCGTCAACTCTGGATTTAACATGGAGAAATCCAATGAAGTGATGGCGGAAATTGACTCCAATCTTCGTGAATCTTTCAGGCAAGGACTCAATATGTTTGACGCTTTAAATATTATTCCAGACGAAAAAGGTGCTTTTGGTACACTGGGATTGTATGGTGACTCTGCTAAGAGAGCAGACGCTAAGATGCGTGGTGAGGGTGAAGTCAAGAATGCTAGTGGTGGTTCATACTTCTTAGACAATCCTTCTAACTTTGGACCATTCCAAGGTGGTGAAGCGGGCGGTGAAGTTGTTACCTTTACTCCATTTGGAGGAAGGAAACTTGTTAATGAGATGGGCAAGCATATGGTTGATGCACTACAAGCACCATTCCAATTTGCTATTGGTGGTATTGCTGTTGCAGTAGATAAAGTTATTAACATGCTCGGTCCCATTGGGAACCTTATGAAGACGGCAATTGGTCCAAAATTACAAGATCTCGTCAAAGCATCTGGACTAACTAATTTAAATCTTTCTGCTGTAAGTAGTCAAGGTGGTCTTGGTCCTCTGGGGTCATTGTTTAGTGGAGTTACTGATATGCTTGGTGGTCTTGGTCTTAGAATACCAGGAATTACACCACGTAGTGCTCCACTGGGCGGAGGTGGAAATTCTGATGTTGCTAATGCTCCAGATTTGAAGACTGCTATTAGAAGAGCAGAATCTGGTAATGATTACTCCTCCATGTATGCTAGAGATAGGGGAGATTTTTCTCGCGGTCGAGAAGACATTACTAAGATGACTATTGATCAGGTTCATGATTTACAGACAGATTACTTGAGACATCAAGCAAGTAAAGGATATGATGCTGATCAAAGAAGTGCTGCTATGGGTGCCTATCAGATGATGGAAGTTAGAAAGGTTGCTCAATCCATGGGTATCGATACATCTAAGACTTTATTCGATAAAGCGACTCAAGACAGAATGTCTGATTACTATTTGAATTATGCTGGTTTCCAAGAGTATAAAGCAGGAAAAATCACAGCAGAACAGTTTAATGATAGACTTGCAGGTCAGTTTGCATCATTGAAAACTACTGGTGGTGGTGGCGCATATGATAATGACGGCATGAACAATGCTTATGCTAGTGTTCTTGGTTTAATTAGAGCTAAGAAATTTGATTCCCCAGCACCACAACCACAAACTTCTCGACCACCAAGCACAACATCATCTGTTATGCTTCCAAGAATCCAAGCAGCAGCGAAAGAAAAACCTGAGATGGCGGCACTCGCTAGGATCATGGAAATGAATCAGGCTGCTCAGCAAAGATCTGCACAACCTCAACAATCGCAATCTGGTGGTCTTGGCGCAAATCCATTCGTAATGCCTTTGACTGATCCTAACGCTGCTAACCTAGCACCACTTACACTGTTTAAGTTATCGCAATGAAGAATAATAATAACGCTGCCTCTTTTGTATTTGAAAGCATTACACTTACCACAAATACTGGTAAGGAGTATGGTATTGCTCCCTTGGTCATGGGATACAGTTACTATGAAGATATCGCAAAACCATTCATTACTGCAAATTTAAATATTGTTGACTCTGCAATTAATATTATTGGATCTGAAGAAGATGGTGGTATCACTGGTGGTGAGAGCGTAGAGATTAAAGTAAAAGGACCTGACGAACAGACATATACTTATAACTTTATTGTTTATCGTGTTGGTGATCGATTTATTTCAAAAAAAGTTCAGAACTATAATATTGGTTTGATCAGTGCTGAGGCGCTTACTAATGAAGGACGAAAGGTTAGTAACACGCAAGAGGGATATCCTCATGAAATTGTTGAGAGTATATTGACCGAGTTTCTTGATACAGATAAAGAAGTTACATCCGATCCATCGCAAAATAGACTAAAGGTTATTCCAAGTGGAAAGAGTCCATTCTCTGTAATTGCATCTATTCAGGATAAGACACTATTGAGTAAGTCATCTACTGCAGAACAATCTAGTCAGTCTGGGGAGTTTTTATCTGGTAGTGCAGGATATTTCTTTTATGAAAATTATAATGGATATAACTTCAGATCTATTGATTCATTGTGTGATTTAAAAGGTAAGTTTGGTAATCAACAAACCGAAGTAAAAACGTTTATTGATGGTGCCGCAGAAGATTCATATGATGATACTATCTTATCGGTGCAGTTTCTTGGTGAGATCAATCTCATGGAAGGATTGAGACTGGGAGCATATGCATCTAAGGCAGCTTTCTATAATATGTCTACAGGAGAATATGAGCAGAAAATTTTCTCTGCGAAAAAATCATTTGAAAACCAAGCACATCTAGGAGCACAAGATACACTAAATCCAGAACAAGAACGACTATCTGATTATCCAACTCGACAGATTTCTGCTATAATTGACCATGAGACCTTTTATAGTGGTCAAGACTCTGCCT